AGAAAAAATCTGTCCATTAATTGGAGTAGTTGGAAATGATGTCATCGTATATCCTCTTAAAAGTTTCTACCGACAAGTCTGCCGATGTAATTTGTGCCTAAGTAATCTGTTCTTGCTTCTAGCTCTATAAGTGCAGTTTCAGTAAGTGCTGGCAGTGTCGGTGTGGTTCCGTCTTCCCATTCTATTGTTTCTGGCCATTGGAGAGAGCTAGACGAGACTTGTAACTTATAGGAATTTAAATGCGGGTAGTCCAATACGTATAATACACTACCGTCTGGTTTGAATGATATATCTTGTGTGGACGTACCGATAGGCCCTCCTGATATTCCTTTAAAAACTCCTGTGTCGCTAGCCGTACTTAAATCCCATGCTGTGGTCATGGTATGATACTTCAAAATTCTTGACGCGCCTGATGTGGTAAATATTCTTGTTCCGTCATCACTAATGTAAAATCCCGGAACATCACCAACAGAGTATTGATTCAGCAAAGTTACACCACTTTCTGGGGTCCACGGTGTTGCAACAGAATATTCAGAAATTTTATCGTTTATAGCTCCTAACACGTACAGTCTTGAACCGTCGGTACTGAATGCTAGATCGAATGGTAAGGTATCTTGTGCTGATATATTAACTCCGCCGTTGTTACTAGCAGTAGAAACGTCCCATGGGGTTGTAAGACTATAAGCTGTAACAGCATCACCGATATCACCTACAGTAAACATTTTAGTGCCGTCTGTCTTAAAGAAAATTGATCTTAAACCATTATTAATACTTTCGACAGTTTTGAACTGTGCCGTGTAACTGGCGGTTTGTAGGTTCCAAGCTTCAGATAAACTGTATTGAAGCACATTGGCCGATCCAAAATCGGCCAGATATAATTCCATGCCATCGGGCTTAAAATGAATTCCCAGAGGTGATCCGCTAGAGGTGAAAGAATTATCATATATTGTCGCTGTTATATCCCACGGTGCAGCCTCTATAAACTCTGGATCAGTATTCGTCGACAAGTCCAACAACACTCGCTTCATCTCACCTTCAGCTGGTGGATTAGCAAATATCACAGTAGCTTCTTCTGAAAGCGTCATCCGCTGAATACCGTCAACATCAAAGTCAATCACCAATTCATTATTGGCTGCAACTATATCTGATGCTTGTATTATATAATCTACTCTATTTACAGGTTTCCATTTTGTACCAGTAAATTCATACGAAGCATTACCAGATGTATAGATATCGCCAGTATTTGCACTAGGTGGAAAATTTAAACTCATAGTATCCTCACAATGTTTCTGTTATGACATTTCCATGCCATGTTCCATTATATTTATAAAATTCTATCAAAGTTGTGCTGGTGATTGCTAGTGGTGTTCCGGTGGACCAAGTGATGTTTGCTGGCCAAGTTATAGTTTGGTCTAATGTAACTACAGCTTCATGTAAACTGTCATACTCATAAAGTCTGCTGGTTCCGCTACCATTTGCGGAACTAAGAATATACATTTTATCTCCCTCGGCTTTAAATCCGATACTACCAAAAGACAATATAACTTGACTAGATATAGAAAAATTGACCGAGTTGTATGTGGCGGAAGAAATTAACCAAGGAGTAGACAAGTTGTATTGATTAACTCTACTATTTGTGCCGCCCACTAGAGTATGCATTCTTGTGCCATCTGGGCTGAATGAGAGTGACGTTGGTATTCCTTGGTTAGCAACTGAAAAACTTGCACCAGAATAGGATGCCGTTAATATTGACCAAGGTGTAGATAAATTGTACTCGTAAATAACACCCGTGCTGGCGTTTGGTATATACAATTTGGTACCGTCGGGTTTAAAAAACATATCGCCTGCATATTGTAATTGACCGCTAACGCTAAAGGTAGCAGACAATGCTGCTGTTAATATTGACCAAGGTGTAGATAAGTTGTATTCACGGACACTAGCATATTGTGCACCAACAATATACATTTTAGTACCATCAGGTTTGAAAAACATACCATATACTTGATTATCTTGGTTAACTGTATTAAAACTCGAACCAGAATATACAGCTGTTGTTATCAACCAAGGCGTAGATAAATTCCACTCATAAACAAAACCTGTATTACCACCATAAACATATAGTTTAGAACCGTCTGGTTTAAAATAAAAATACCGCGGATTTGTATCAGCCGGGATTGAAACAAGTACATTTACCTCTGTATACGACGCAGAATCTATTGACCAGCCAAGGGTAATAGGTCCAATTGCTTGGTCTGCTCTCATAATAAAGCTCTGTGATAATGCTTCATTCTCAAAAATAACTTCAGTATCTACATCAACAACCAAATTCACTTCAAAAAAGTTAGCACTTCTTAAATCCAGTGTAGTTGTGTTTGCACTTCCACTCACTGCCGCATAGTTTCTATATTCACCTGGCAGGTTAGCATTATACTTAGAACGATCAAACCACTTAACTCCGTTCCATTTATAAGTCTTGTCTAAGTAACTATAAGTATCACCTACTGCTACATAAGAAAAAGAATTTGGTGCAGTAAAGTCTTCTGTATATTGCGCTACAGTTGATATACGAATATTTTTGAAATATATTTGTGTAGATCCCGACCCATCACGTCCAGAACCAATATACAATCCATCAGTATAATTATAATCTGTTGCGTCAGTAAACGTTCTTATTGCAACACCATTCAAATACATTTTTGTTTCGTTTGATCCAGTTCCAGTTCTTACAATAGCAATATGCTGAAATATATCGTCAGTTATTGTAGCAGAAGTAGCTGTTTCTGTCGTAGTTCCGTAAATAAAGAAAGGTCTTCCTAGATTGTCTATTCCTATTTCCCAATTATTAGATGCAGCGGTAGCTCCAACACTTAGAATGCTTTCAGTTATTGATGCTCTAAAACCTGGTGTAAGAAATATAAATTCGATCGTATAGGGATTTGTTCCTAACTGTAATGCACTATTATATGTTGTGCTAAGATATCCTTTATTTCCTGTATATAACCCATTAGAATTTATTGCCTGTAGAAATCCGCCACCGTTGTCGGCAACAGAAATTGCCGTGTTATCTGTTTTGTCACGAAACACGAGTAAGTCTTCACGATAAACTGTTGACTGATCTCTTGTAAGCATACCTTCAAAATCAAGAAAGAAAGATACGTCGTTGTTTACTGCTGTGCTTGGAAATGATATTGTCATGGTTTACTCCGGCTTTGTTGGCCAAGAAATGGATTCAGGAAATCCTTCTTGGGTTGTAATGTCTCTTAGCGCCTGTCGATATGCTGCCATTTCAGGCGATAGAGTATTATCACTCAGTGCTAGATAATCAGTTTCAGCTATTAGCATATCTCTTTGTGACCTCACTTGATTTGCTTTAGATTCAATCCATTCAGCAAGTTCTTCTGGCGTCTTTTCTACTATATTCCAAGTTTTTAACCAATTACCATTTTCATCTTGAACAAAACCACCATCTTCTAATTTTTGTGTTTTTTCATCTTTATATGGTTGTGATTCTTGGGTGTAAGTATAGACTCCAAATGTTTCTAAGATGTTGGATGGAATACTTTTTGGAAAAGAAGTATTCGGGTTGTCACGACGTAGTTGCCCGATTGAGTAATTCTCAGGCTGGCCGTTTGTGATCTTGACGTATGTCATATGACATCTCCTTTACGAGCCATAATTAGGAAATCAGGTTTATCAGCAGGCTGGCTGAAACCTGAGGTTGACCATTCGGTGTGACTTGTGAAAACGCCTCGGGGTCCAACAGCGTGGCACTGTCCCCCCATGCCGATGCGCATCCGACAATGGCATCTGCGGATGAACTTACGAAGTTTTCGAGGTCTGGTGAAGCGTATGGGATGTATCCGGCGGCGCTGAGTGCATCAAAGTGACTTGCACCACCAAAGACGCAAAATTGTGAGTTGTTGTTCTCGATTACTGCGGGAGGATCAATAATCGACTGATTTGTCGCAAGTAGTTCATATTCTGGAGGGAGAGGAATAACAGTGTCTACGCCGCGATAGACTCTTATGTGTGCAATTTGCCCTCGGCTACCGTTATTGAAACGACTGCACGTTACACTCGTTTCCGATCCGTCAGAAATTCTATATCCCACAGTCAGAAAAACGTCACGGTATCCATCAGACTGAAATCTGTCGATGAGAGTCGTGTAACCTGACGTCAGGATAATTCCTGACCCGAAATTAGGAGCGGTGTCCGCCGCTGTCAGCAGAACGAGTATAAGGTCCCCAGCGACTGGTGAACTCCCTAAGCCACCCTCTAGGCTAGTCATGCCAGCAACTAAGCTTCCAGTCCCAGCGATAGTGCTTGTTTGTGAGCCAACAAACGGTACTTCAACGACCCCACCCCCACCAGCAGCACCTATCGCTTTAGACCACAGCATTACGAACCATCCCCTACAAGAGCGCCATATAATGTGGTGCCGACTTTCCATAGCGATACGACAGTATAACCAGCCGTTGCAAGTGTAGGTGCAATTCCGCCATTGTTAACCCAAACTGTAGTAGGCCATGTCACAGTATAATCTGTTCCATCATCAATCATCACTGTAACATATTCACCCGCTTGAAGAGTTTCGGTGTATGTAGTAATTCCAGTTAACGTATGAATCTTAATCGTTCCGGTTGAAGGATCGAGTGCTACGCTGGTGCCTGAAAGTGTTTCTATTGCTTCTTTTACACCTTTAGTAAATGTGACATCATCATTAAATGAATAAGGAACATTTACAGTGTATTCTAAGAAGTCACTTAATTTTATTGCCATTCTATTTTATCCTTTATAGATTAACTATATTTATTATAATCCATCCGAAGATGTATTTGCATATGTATTTGCATATGCATTTATTAAATTAGGAAAAACTACATTCCATGGATCGATGGCATTTACATTATTATATAAATCACGTAGTTCTTGGCGATATGTTACATAGCTTGGATCGACAGGTAATCCTGTTTCCATTGCTTTGATTATTTTATAATCGGTTTCAGCTAATAATCTATAACATTCTCTCCTTAATTCATCCCAACGCGCCATCAACTCGCGATCATTAGGTGGGCGAACAATCCATTGTAGATTCACGCCATCCCATTCAAGTTTATTGGGATATTCTACAGTAGGAGGATTTTCAATTTTGATATATCCAGCATCTGCAATTTCTTGTTCTGAAAAAGATGATTGATCAGTTCTCATCGTTCCATCTGACAAACGAATTGAACTCGGAAGTCGTATCGGATATTCGCCGTTTTTTGTGTAAAGTGTCATTGTTTATTTCCTTAAACCAAAGTAAGTATTATTTTACCATCTGCTCCGCTTGTAGAACCTGCAATACCACCTTGCCCCGCTTCACCTCTATCTGCATCGCTAGAGTTTCCGGGAGTAGAAGCGGAACCTGTTGTAGTAACGCCATTTGAAACGTCTGCATCAGTTCCGATGCGACCAGAACCGCCGCCACCTCCGCCAACGTTACCGCCGCCCCCACCGAAGTAGCCACCACCTCCACCACCGAGGCCGGAAACATTGTCAGTATCTCTGCCGCCGCCACCAGTTAATTCGGAACCAGGTGTGCATCCATCATATACAGAAGACGCTCCTCCTGTGCTTTGAGTGCCCCCGCCGCCGCTCTGATTGCCACCCGGTGCACTTTGGCCGCTAGACCCGCCACCTGCACCTCCATATGCAGCGAATAAACTATCGCTTCCGCCACCACCACCACCTGCCATTAGAAGTGCATTTGCCTGACTTACGGAAGTTTTAAATATGCCACTATATCCACCACCCTGCGAACCACCAATTGTAGATTGTATACCGCCAGCAAGATATGTTGCACCGGAACTTAAAGATGTAGTTCTGATACCGCCTTCGCCTATTTGAAAAACGTAAGAGAAACCCGCCCGTAACGTAATTCTAGTACTGCTATACCCACCACCACCGCCAGGTCCTTGTTGACTAGTAGATGTTATGCCATCTTGATAGCGGTATCCACATGCTCCGCCACCGCCCCACATTTTCACGTCAACTGTAGTATCATAAATAGGTATTATTGTATATTCACCAGTAGAATCAAAAGACAAAGGTGTAGACCCGTCCCAACCCGATTTGCCGTTTAAACTTGGGCTTATACTGAGAAGATTTGCTGTAAAAACTGGCCACGAAATACGTCTATTATATACGTATTGATCTGCCAAGTTCCAAATACCATTTGGGGACACTTCTGCGGTTGGTGTTATGTCTTTTCCTATGAGTTTACCGTTTGCCATTATAGTCCAAACCTGTCTTTCAATGTATTATAATTTTGCAGTAGTTCTTCATCTGTTAAATAACGATCATACATGGCAAACATGGCAATATCGCCCCAATATTGACTAGGTGTTACATGATACATTCCTAATGCAATAAAACCGGCATCATATCTTGCGTTTGAATTTCCAGACAAATCTGCTCTTATTATTTCAGGTGTATCATTATAACTCATTTTATAACCGCCGCCAGTAGACCATCTAAAGTAAAGTATTATCCAGTCTGATGTTCCAAAATTAGGCAAACTGGACTGATCATACCCGCTGTCTTGTAAATTTGTTCCGCCTGTAAAGTCATACATCCCCATATCATAGCTACCTGCTTCGATGATCACGTGGTGATCACCTGTTCCGCTTCCTCTATTAAGTGTTCGCCAATCGGCAGTGCTTTCTAAAATTCTTGTAGCAAGAACATATGTTATATCTCCGGTTTGTGATGTATTGCTAGGCAATGTTGCTGCACCATATGATCCGCCGAAATCCATGTATGTTGGCCCTGACGAATTAAAAGCAGATGCGTTTATAGTAAAGTCGTAGTTACTGTCTGTTAGATCAAACCAAGTTGTTCCCGAACTCGGATAGCTTGCAGGATCGGCAGCATCTACATGCAAAACTAAACCATCACTAACAAAGGTAGGTTCTGTTGTTGAAAGGTAAGGTGCATGTAAATCCCAAATACCATCTCTGTTTACAGATTCGGCTCCATACTCTGGCGAATCCCCTATAACACTGCCAAATCCACGCCACAACATTATTTAAGCATCCGTAATTATTTCATAAGAGCAAACTGCTTGCAAATCACCGTCTGCGCTGGCAATACCTTGAAGCAAGTCATCTTCTTCTAAGTAAATACCCATGTCCTTCGAGCCTACAACCAATGTGGAGTTAGCTGGCACGGTAATGGTTGATGCAAGTGCCGCTGTCGTAGAACCACTCCTTACAACATTTACTGTGACAGTCGCATCATTTGTTCCATCAATATTTGCAACAATAATAGAGTTGATTTTGTAAACTGCTCCACTTGAAGCAGCATTGCTCGTGATAGTAACACCGGCTGTTGTCAGATTTGCTAAATCTGTTTTGCCTG